GCCACGCGGTCGGCAGGGAAGATGACCGAACAGCGGGTGACGTTCTCGATTCGCAACGAGAACAAGATGGGCCTCCAGGATTGGTGGAGCGACCGCATCGACACTGCATTCTTCAATCAGATTTGCGGTTACACCCCACAAACGGACGTGCGCTTCACCGGCAACCAGGCGGTGATCGCCCCCGATACCACGCGCCGGATCTGGGCTGGTACGAGCATCACCGACGACACGACGCTGGCGGTGGGCGACGTGTTCACGCTGAAGCTGATCGATATCGCAGTCGAACGCGCATCGACGCTGTCGCCGACCATCCGCCCGTTGAACATCGGCGGTGAGAAAAAATGGGTGATTTTCCTCCATCCATACCAGGTCTACGACCTGCGGACCAACACGAATTCAGGCCAGTGGCTCGACATTCAAAAAGCTGCATTGCAGGGTGGCGAAGGGTCCAAATCGCCGATCTACACCGGGGCGCTCGGAGAGTACAACGGCACCATCATCCATATGGACAAGCGCGTTACGGATGGCGTAACGAATGCCGGTGTGGCACGCAGCGTGGTGAAGCGTGCCGCGTTCTGTGGCGCACAAGCCGCCGTGTTTGCGTATGGCGGCGATGGCGGTCAGGAGATCACCTGGGTAGAGGAGCTTTTTGACTATAAAAATCGTCTGGGCGTCAGCGCCGGGATGATCTGGGGCTTGAAAAAAGTCATGTTCAATAATGTGGATTTCGGCGCAATGACGATATCCACCTATGCCGTCGCGCACTAAGGAGACTGATCATGCCGACAGGAGTAGTTGCAACGAATGCGCGGAATTTTCACCAGCAGATGGTGCATTACCTGCGCCGTGGAATTGACTACACGCTGAAGGGTGGCGTGGTCGACGTGGGGACCATCCCCGCCGGTTCGCTGATCGTGTACTCGGCCTCGGGGGTGTTTGTCACGCAGATTTTCAACGGCACCGCCAACGCGATCAACATCGGCGCATCGACCGATCCCGGCCAGGATAACTTTGGCACGGCGATGTCGGTGGCGGCGCTGGGCCAGGTGCCGTTGGACGAGGGTGTGAACATCAGCCCGGTGGTGGCGGTCGATACCAAGATCCAGGCCAACCTGGCTGGCATCACGGGGACGCCGACGGCGGGAACGGGGGTCATTATGATCGCCTATGTGCCCAACAACGACCTGTAGTTTTCGGGTGACCGCCCACCACGGGTGATTCGAGCGTGGTGGGCGGCGTTTTGGAGGGCGCATGTCGACCTTTGCACAGATGGAAGCAAGGATCATCTCTGAGCTTCACCGGGATGATATTGCCAGCGTGGTTGACGACTATATCAACGACGCTATTAATCATTACCAGCGGTTCAGGTTCTGGTTCAACGAGAAGAAGGCGGTGCTGCCGACCATCGCCGGGACGCCCGACTACAACTGGCCGACCGACCTGGTGCAGCTTGATTCGCTGGTGATCACCGTCAACGGGACGTTCACTCCGCTGCGGCAGATCAGCCCACGGGAGATGGACGAGCTTTACACCACGGTCACCCAGCGCGGCTCACCGTACTGTTTCTCGATGTACCAGAAGGCTTACCGACTGTACCCGACCCCGGATGCGGTCTACACCCTGACCCAGTACTACCTGTTCACGGTCCCGGCCGAGACCACCGGTTCCGCAGTGGAAAACATGTGGACAAAGGACGCGGAGGAACTGATCCGCACCAGGGCGAAGAAGCTGCTGGTGGGGCAGTTCATGCCGACCGGGGAGACCATGCAGTGGGCGGCGATGCTCGACAAGCAGGAGAGCGACTTGTTCCGGGGCTTGCAGTTGCAGACCCAGGAGAGTACGAAGACCGGCAGACTGCGGAGTTGGGATGCTTGACTGGCGACCGGACTACGATCCCCGCACACCGGGGATTCTGACCGTGGTCAGCGAGATGCTGCCGGAACCGAACGGTGGTTATTACACGGTGCATTCGGAGTGCGATTTCGGGCCACCCGGAGGCTATGTCTATGTGCCGATTGCCGGGGAGACCTTCCCCAATGCCTACTTTGGCAGTCGCTGGAACTCGATCCCCGGCGGTATCCTGTTGGTGGGGACCAACAAGCGCATCAGCAGCATCACCGGGGGTGGTTTTGTCAACGTTTCCAGGCCGGGGGATTACGCGCTGGGCACCCTGCCGTATCAGTATCCTGAAGACGCTTACGGGTTCTTCGATTTCTGTGCCTTTGGCGACATCATCGTCGCCTGTAACAGGGGGGTGACGGCGCAGAAGCGCAGTGCGCTCGACCTGTCGGGGGCGACCCTGTTCTCCGACCTCGGCAACCCGGCGTGGACGGCGGCACCGGGGGCCAGGGTCTGCTGCGTCGCCAATAACTTCGTCTTTTTGGGCGATGTCGGCAACTTCTCGACGGTGACCGGGGCGCGGGACATCCTCGCCTGGTCGGCCATCGGCGACCACACCGACTGGCGCATCAATCCCCAGGTCACCCAGTGCAGCTTCGCGCAGTTTGTCGACACTCCCGGCGGGATCACTGCGGTGACCGAATTCCAGAACGGTATCGTGGTGTTCAAGGGGCACTCGATGTACAGGGGGAGATATGTCGGCGCGGGGCCGAATTCGCCAATCTGGGATTTCGAGCGGATTTCCGACAATATCGGCTGCATCGGGCCGCGCTCGTTCACCACCATCGACCAGGGCATCGTGTTTGTCGGTGATGAAGACATTTTCATCTACGACGGCACCCGACCCCGCTCGATCACCGACGGTATCCGCAGATGGCTGGCGGCGAACTACATGTACGTCGGCAATAACGCGGGGCAGTACCCGTTGCTGCTCGGCCACTTCCGTACCGGCGACCTGGTCTACATGTGCGGGTTCACCAAGATGCTGGGCTGGAATTACAAGCTCAACAAGTGGGGTGCGCTGAGTACCACCATGACCGCGCAGGCCATCCCCTGCCGGACCAATACCATCCACTTCCGCACCAACCAGGTCATCGGGGTCAGCAACGGCCAGGAGCAGATCCAGACCAACCCGGAGGCGGTCAATGTCGACATCGGCTACATCGTCAACGGGGTGACCAAGAACCGCAACAAGGAGCAGTGGGGGGATTCGTATCTGATCACCGGCTATGTCGGGCAACCGGACAAGCTGTCGACGCTGTCGCGGGTGACCCCGATCATGGCCCAGCGACCGCCCAATCCGGTGACCACGCCGCCGACCATGGAACTGACCTGGTACGGCAGCAGGACGCCGTGTTTCGGGACGCAGATTGGGGTCGCCTATCTGAATGCCAGCTACCGCTTCGATACCCTGGGCGGCAATCCGAACCAGGTGGTGCAGGCCAGCACCAATAACTTTTTCGCCTTCCGCATCGATCTCCATAACCAGTCGATCAATGCCGCCACCGGCATCATCGAGATCGTGCCCAAACTGACTCCTGCGGGTGAGCGGTGAATGTCATCGAACAGGTCACCCTGCCGGTCCTCACCGATGAGGCGACCGACTGGGACCGGGCGCTGTATTACGGCCTGTGGGACCAGTTAAAGAAGAACATCGAGCGCATCTCGGCGCTGGAGCAGACGCTGGGCACCGTGCCCCGCAACGCGGGGTGGATCAACCGCACCCTCACCGTGCAGGGCGGGACGCCGACCTATACCGTCAACCTGGACGACTACTTCCTGCTTGCCAACCGTGGCGGGACGATGACCTATGTGCTGCCCGACCCCACCGAGAGTCGGGGCCGGGAACTGTACTTCCGCACCTATACCAACAACGCCATTGTCTCGGCCAGCAGCAACGTGGTGGGCCTCGCCGGGGGACCGCCGGGGACGGCGATCACCATCGCCACCGCCGGATCGTGGGCGCTGATGGTCTGCGACGGGACGTGGTGGGCGATCAGCGCGGCGGGGATCATCGGCGGCACCGGAGCGGCGGGACCGCCGGGGGCTGCGGGGGCGACCGGGGCGACGGGCGCGGGGGTGACCGGGGCGACAGGAAAGACCGGCGCTACGGGAGCAACCGGGCCTGGTGGCGGACTGACCGGTGCCACGGGGGTGGCCGGAGCGACGGGGGCAACCGGTGCCACGGGTGCTGGTGCAACCGGGGTCGGGGTCACGGGTGCCACCGGGGTCGCTGGCAATACCGGGGTGACCGGTGCCACTGGCGGCGGGGTAACAGGCGCTACCGGCGCTGCTGGCGCGACCGGAGGCACTGGTGCCACCGGGGTCGGCACTGCGGGTAGCCAGGGCAATCCTGGAGCGACTGGACCCACTGGCGCGACCGGGGCCGGATCGACTGGCGCGGTCGGGGGCACTGGCGGCACGGGCAGTGTCGGCAATACCGGAGTGACCGGTGCGACCGGCGCAGGGCAGACCGGGGCCACCGGGGTGCTGGGTCCGACCGGGGCGATGGGCAATACCGGGGCCACCGGGGCCGGGGTGACTGGTGCTACCGGCAGGACCGGATCGACGGGGGTAACCGGGGGCACCGGTAATACTGGTGCGACTGGGGCAGGCAATACCGGGGCCACCGGCAACACCGGGGTGGCCGGGAATACCGGCTCGACCGGCGCGGGGATCGCTGGCAACACCGGGGTCACCGGGGCGACGGGGTCGGGTAATACCGGCGCGACGGGAGCAACCGGGGTAGGGACGGCCGGGGCCACCGGCTCGACCGGCAGCATCGGAGCGACCGGGGTCACCGGGGCGACGGGGGCCGGGGCCGGACTGACCGCGACCTATGTCGGCTATGGCAGCGCAGGCAACCTGCTCACGGGTGCGGCCAGCCTGGCCTATACCGTCAGCGGCACCAATGTCCGCCTTGCCAACACCTATTCACTGAATGGCATCACCGATGTCGGGGCCGACAACGCGAGTACTGGTGCCACTGCCTACGGCCAAGTCTATGCCGGGAATGCCGCCAGTTATCTCTGCCTCATCAAGTATGGGACGGCGTTTGCCGCCAGTGGGCTGAACGTTGCCAACCAAGGTGCGCTGTACAACACCGGGGGGCAGTTGCTGATCTCCAATGGGGCGGCGGCGGATATGGTGTTCGCCACGGTCGGGACCGAGAAATTCCGCATCTATGACAGCAAGGCCATCGGCATCCGCTCGACCATCGCCGGGTACAACCTGAAGGTGCAGACCCGGCAACCGTACACCGTCGACTCCTCACTGGAGCTTGCGGTCGACAATGGCGGCGACCGTTTCCTCTACCTCGGCGCGACCAACCTGCAAATCACCGGCAGCGGCACGGTCACCTTGCAGAACGTGCCGGGGGGCAGTTCCTCGGTGAGCATTCCCGGCTCGGGGACGCTGGTGCTGAACCCGATGACCACCCAGGGCGACATGATCGTCGCCACTGCCGGTGGCGTCCCCTCCCGACTGGGCTATCCGAACATTGGCAACGTCCTGCTCGGTATCTCGGGTGGGATGCAGTGGCAAGTGCCACCGTGGATGAACCACCGTGGACCGTGGAACGCATCGACCCAGTACGTCTTCAACGACGTAGTGTTCTACGGTGGGACGCTTGCGGTCGGGGGGCCGGGGGCGATCCCGGTAGGCACATTGCCGACCAACCTGAGTTACTGGTACATCCTGGGCGACCGTCCGGCGTATGGGCAGGTAGCCGATGCGGCGACCATCGCCTGGGACGTTGGGTTGTTCCCCACCGGTTGGGTACAGATCGCAGGCAACCGCACGATGGGGACGCCGACCAACATGGTGGCGGGGAGAACCTACCTGCTGCTGGTGGTGCAGGGCAGCGGGGCACCGTTTACCATCACCTGGCCTGCGCTGTTCAAGTTTCCCAACGGCCTGAAACCGCAACTATCGAGCGGGGTGAGTATGACCGACGGCATCTCGTTCTTCTGTGATGGCTCCCAGATGTTTGGGGTCATGCAACCGGCCTTCGCCTGATGCACTCGGTCATGCACTGGGGATCGCAGTTCAAGCCGCCGCCAGCGGCGAACCTGGTCTTCGACCATCCGCTGATGTACCAGTTGTGGCCGACCAAGGCGGTCAGTGCCACCCCGACCTTTTCCTGCTCGGGCCAGGGCGGCACGGTCCACGACTGGGAGATGGTGCTGCGTAAGTGCCGTCCGAACGAGGCGCGGTTCCCCGGCGCGAGGCGGGTCGAGAACATGATCCTCGGCTCTTCGCAGAACCTGACCGTGGCACCGTGGACGGGGTACAACGTCGGCCTCAATTCGGCGGCACCGATCCTGACCTGGAACTATGGTGGATCGCAGGCCACTCGGGTGCAGTTGAACCGGGGCAACGACCTCGCGGTCGGGGTGTCGAGCATGTACCAGGTAATCGTCGTTCCCCTCTGTACCGCCGCCTACCGGCTGACGGCCAATCTGTGGACGCTGGGCAACCCGGTGACGCTGGTCATTGCACTCAGCAACCAGATCAACAATTTCACCATCACCAACACCAGTCCCGTGCGCTATTCGTTCCTGGTCACCGGCAGTTATGCCTCCGCACCCTCCTTCGCCATCGGCCTCTATGGCGGCAACAGCGGTGGGGTCAACAACTCGCAGTCGGCGGACATCATGGTCGGCAACGTGCAGATGGAGTTGATCTCGGGACAGTCCAACACCAACCCCGGCGAGTACCAGAGTGTCGGCATGGGCGTTGCGCCGTATCAGTATTCCAATGTCGACGGGGTGCGCTGCTACGGGGTCAAGCTGGGCAATACGATGACCGGCAACATCGTCAACGAGATCGCCGGGACGGTGCCGCTGACCACCCCCAACGGTGCCAGCGCCATCGTCTGCGATACCGTGGGGCCGGGTGGGATCCTGATGGACACGCAGACCACGGTGGCCTACGGCATCGAGTGGGACTTCAGCACGGTCAATGTGGCGAATATGTCGGTTGCCACCAAGAACGCTCCGGGTCCGACCGGGGACTATTACGGCTGCGCCTTTGTCGAGACTGCGGTCAGTGCCCAGCACTACATGAACACCAGCGCCACCCTGCCGTTCGCGGTCACCAATTCGTTCTTTGGCGTGTTCGCCGCCCCCGGCCAGCGCAACAACATCCAGGTGCAGCATATCCTC